CCGTCCTGGCGGGGAAGCCTGCTGGGGGCCACCGGGGCCCTGGCTGGACGGCAACTCCTTCTTCAGCCGTTCAACCTCAGCCTTCTCGCCGTATGTGCCGCCCTCTGGCTTGTTCAGCGACTGGTTCTGGGTTGGCGTCTTGTCAATAGAAGTGGGATCAGCCACGGACTTCCGCTCCGATCATTCCGCCCGGACCTGCCGGTACGCCCATGCGGGCGAGAAGGTTCGACCCTTCCGGCGGCTGTGGTGGGCCGGGTCCCAACATTGGCTGGCCACCAGGGCCACCCGGACCACCAGGGCCTCCCGGGCCCATGGGGGCTCCTGCCTGGAGGCCTGGTCCGGCCATCGACGGGAGCATCTGGGCCATCTGTTCCTCCTGTGGTTTCACTACCCACTTCTCGTACAGGTCAAACAGTTCATCACCCTGTAAGCGGGCCCGGGCGATTTCCACCAGGGCCGAATCGGGGATCGCTCCCTGTTCCAAACCTTGAAGCAGTTTCGCCAGGGCCATGGCACGGAACTTCTCCGTGTCGATCCTGGACTGTTCCCTGGCCACATCGGTGAGCCCGTCCAGGTTCTCCTGCACGAACTCTTTGGACACGAACTCGTTCTGGCTGTATTGGATGTGGAGGACCGCCGACTGGGCCGGGTCTCTGCCCATACCCAGGCCGTACTCCACCCGCAACCGGTTGTCCATGTCGATGTCTTTGACGGGGTTGTATTCCTCCAGGAACTCCTGGTTACGGAGGATGCCGCCAGCGGTCTTCTCGCCGGGGAAATACTCCTTGTCGACCATGCAGGCGATCCGCAGAGCCTTCTCCAGTTTCGATTGGAGGATCTGGTGGTAGGTGCGAATAGCGGTGTTCATCATCCCCACGGATGACTCCAGGAACTTCGCTGATGCGATGGCCTGGTCGATTTCGCCGGGACGAGACTTGGGCCAACGGCCACCCAGGTGGATGCCTTCCATCAACTGGGCCATGTCGGCCTGGACGTTCAGTGATGAGACCGCTGGGGGGACACGACCGATAGCGCCCTGGGGTCCCAACTCAATGTACGCACCACCGCCGTAAGGCATCTCTCCGATCAGATCCTTCACGAAGATGTCTGAGTAAACGGCCTGGTCTGCGTAGTCCAACACCATGGACATCAACCGGATGTGAGCCTCCAGGAGGCCTACTACCTGGTCGAACTGGCCACGGAACTCACCGTCCAAGGTGATCCTTGACCCGATGACTATGGGGCATACCCCCACAGAGTTTGGGATCCGTTCCAGTTCGACCGGGTAGAGCGCATAGTCGCCGGAACTAAAGCGGTGGAAAGTGTCGTGGTTGCCCTGGTACATGCCGCACAGTAGATATTCATGCTCGTCGTAGTATTCGACCAACACAACCTTGGTGTTTTCGTCCACTTCGCCCAGACCGTTGTTCCCAACGAACTCGCTGAGAATGATCTGGTAATCCGGCGGTAACTGCGAATAGTAGACCTCCCTTCCGAACATCACCTTGCGGACAACATCACCTGGGCGGAACCCTGGCTCCGGGTAACAAGTTCGGGGGTCCCGGCGTTCAATCAGCGGCATCCGCTGCTCAAAGTCGGGGCTGACCGACCAGACGCTGTACCCGTAGGCGGCCATGTCCATGACGGCCCGGGGGATCAGCAGGTCGATACCGTTGGCCTGCATGTACGAAGTAGCGACCCGCTCCATGCGGGTGGCTGTCTTCTTCGATGTTTGGGTGGCCTTGGCTGGCTGCACCCGAATGGTTGGGATCACCGACGCTGCTTCAGCGGTGTCCTCTAATGCGACCTGGATCATGTTCGGTGAACGTGAAGTCACGTTCTCCTCGTCCGGGTCAAACTCATCGAAATCGCCCTTGACGGTGCGGTCGATAACGTCGATCCTCAGATCACGTTCCGTGTACCGCTGCCGCCAGGCGCTGTACATGCTAGGGAGTTTGTCAACTTCCAGCATTAGTTCTCTGTCCCTCCGCTAACTCCAATAGGTGGCGTTCCGTCTGTGACAAGGGTCGACCGTTCCGGGCGGCAAACGCCCGGTCCCGTATCTCGTCCTCCGTGGCCTCTCTGGGGGCAGTGAAATACAAAGGGTCTCCGTTGTCCGAATAAGTGCCGCAGACGATTTCTCCGTCAGCGACTGTTTCCTGGACCTTCTTGAAAGCCCGGGTGTTCTTACGATCTCTAAACATTATCCCTCAGGTGTCCGTAATGAAAGTGTCACCGATCCGACACGAAGCCTTCGACGTTGACGAACTCCGGGCCCCGGTCCTCCTCATGCTCCTCAACCTCAGCGTGAGGCACCGGCGTGGACAGGGTCGACCGGCGGTAGCCCCACTGGCCACGGGTCATGTGACCTGCCCGCTGGTCTCTCATTTCGACCCTCCGAACGCCTTGTCCCTGGAAATCGACAATGTGTCGACGGCGACGGACACGGGCCGGGACCTTCATCCGCTCGTTGAACAGAGGAAGGTGAGCCCGGTCCAGCAGGTCCCGGCACCCCAGGTCCGCAAACCAAGTTGACATAACTCTGTCAGAAAGCATCCCCATGGGGAAAGCGACGAACTCCTCAATCACTGGTTGGAACATCTTACAGGTAGGGGCGTTACCCCACGGGATGGAGAACATCTCCGCTGTCATCAGCGGGGCCAGGGACTCCACGCCGAACTGGGGGTCCCACTTATTCTTGTGCGTGGTGTGCGGTACGACCCGGACCCCTTTCTTGGCGAGGTATTGGATGATCTCCGTGTTGTATTGCACCAACTGGGACTGCAACCCGTTGTTCTCCACCCTCCACTCAAACAGCGGATACCTCTCAGTCCACGAAATGATCTGATCCTTCATTTGGGGGGCTTTCATCGACTTGACCGCTACCTGGTCAACCAGGAAACGCTTCCCGGTCTTCAGATCCACGCCAATCAGCGAAAAGGCGGTATATCCCGAATCCTTGTTTCCGCCCGCCGGGTCCAAACCGGCGATCAGCCGCCAATCGGACTCGTAGTGCCCAATCGTGCGAGAGGTGTCTTTGCACACATCCAACATTTCCTGGGTGAACGACGCCCCCAGGCCGGGGATGTCGACGTTCTGGTACACCAACTGGAAGTCAGCGGGCCGCATTTCTGACCGGTGGATCAGCGCCTGGTCATACGGGAAATGGTCCGGCCACAGAACCTTCTCGTTCGTGTCGTCCTGGATGCAGGAATACCGCAACACCCTGTAGCCCGGCCTGATGGACAACGTCGAATAGATGTCGCCGGGCGACACCCTCGTTCCGACCCAGATCGCCTTGCCCTTCTTCCCGATTCGGGACAAGGCCTCCTTGTCGATCCACTCCAGCATGCCCGCCACCCGGTCGGGGTTGCGTTGGTTGTCCAAGGTGGCCACATCGTCAAACTTGATAACGTCGGCACGACGGCCATAAATCTGAGCGCCAACACCCAACACCTGAACGGTCGGGTCCTTCTCAGCGGTTTGGCGGCCAGCGACATAGATCGCTTCCTGGTTCCACGCCGACTGCGACCCCTCCGGCTTGAACGGCCCCCAGTCTTCAATCAGGTTGCCCCCGGCCCCCTCGTACAGGTCCGGGTTGCATAACAGTTCGTTGATCGAATGCAGGAACGTCCGGGCGAACGGCAAAGACTTCGACACGATCAGTGTCCGAAGGTTCGGGTTCTTCACCAGCGAATAGATGGTGTCCTTCACCGTGACGTTCGTGGACTTGGAGTGATACGGGGGAAGGTTGATCAGCACCCGGTGGGCGTCGCTGTGGCAGGCCTCCGCCATGTCCCGATGAAAGTCCGGCATCTCATGGTGCTCGTCGCAGTCGGGGCAAATCCAATGCCCGAAGTACCGCTGGTCGAACTCCTCAAAGGTCCCGACCCGGCGCTTCTCGTTCAGGCCCAACGGTGAAATGTTGATACGGGCCTTAGCAGCATCCACCTGGGCGTCCCGCTCCTCCCGGGCGATCTTCACCTTCTTGTTCAGGTGCTGCCGGGAAACCCCGTACTCCTTGGAAGCCTCCGTCTGGGTCCACCCCTCGTCAATGACACGCTTGACGGCCGCCTCAAAGCGGCGGTGCTTAGACCACTTGGAATAGTTGCTCACACCCGCACACTAGCGGAGTCTCATCCTCTTACGAGCAGACCGCTTTGCCGGGGTCCGGCCTTTTTCCCATTTGGGTCGCTCCTGGACCTGGAGCGGCTCCGCAGGAGTCGCCGCTCTTGGTGCCGGGCTCCTGTACCAGGAGATTATACACATGGACCGGCTCCCCTGGTACTAAACAGACAGGAATCCGATATGTATTAGTGACAGGTGGGTGTCTGATTGTCACTCAAATAGATAGGTACCCCCTCCCTGGTCTGGCAGGCCAGGATTTATGGACCCGGGTCTGATCCAGGGCCCGTTTCCGCAGGTCAGGGGCCTGTTTGGTTGATCTCGTTGTCCTGGCCAGACCACCGTTGACCAGGTCGTGTCAACCAGGGGACCAGAGGCCTGGTCTCAGCGCCGCCAGGCCCGGCCCTGGTCCTGGAGGGGAATCGGCGGGCCCGGTGTCATGCACCATGGTCGTGTCACCCTGGGTGTGGCCTGGTGCCGGGTCCTGGGTGCGCCTGGTGGGGTGCTGGACAGGCCTGGTGGGGGGTTGGGTGTGCCGCCTGGCACTGGTGGGTGGCTCGTTGTTGCTGGTCAGGGCATGTTTTCGCTGTCGCACCCCCTCTGACCTGCATGTTTGCATGCTCACTGACATTTTGGGTGTCAATCGGGGGTGTTGTGGAGATTTCTTTTTGGTGGTGTTTGGGCTGGTGGGGGGGTGTTTTGGGGTGTCCAGGCCCTCTAACTGGTTGGATATGTCAGTGACAGGCCTCCGGGGGCGCTACCATGGAACCCGTTCCGGGCACATACGGCCCCCGGGAGGCAGGAGCCAGCCACTCCACCCAGGTCAGGGCGAGAGACCAGACCGGGGTCCCGACCACTGCCGGGGCTCAGCGCAGGGGGAGACCCACCCGGAAGAGGGTGCCACTCCTACCCAAGGACCACGGTCCTACGGAGGCCCTGCGATCCCACCCAGGGAGGTGCCACTCAGGTGGCTGGGAAGACCGCATGGACTACGAGGCCAGCGCCCCCTTACGGGGCCCTGCCACCGGTCCCAGGAGGAGGAGATGGCCTGGGACGATGGAGCAGGAATCGACGCTGGTTGTTGGTCGGAGCGGAGGATTCCTCCTCCTCGTCGCTGAATGAACAGCCTGATGAGAGTCCCCGCTGGGGCTCAAGAAACGAGGAGGAAGCAATGAGTATGAACGAGTGCGTTGCAGCGACCACCGCCTGGGTGCTGGTCAACCAGCCAGACATCATCCGGTACGCAAAGGAGTTGGTTGGGGCACTACCGGTGTTTGGGCTGGTTTCTGCCTGACCCACATCCACACCCCTGACCCGGCCAGCCGGGCACCCTGGATCACGACCAGGGCAGGGACGATTGACACACCCGTGTCAACCAACGAGGAGGAACCATGCACAACAAACACACCAACGTCCAGGTCTCTGATGTCACCACCAAGGTGCTCAATGACACCTGGCGGGCCATCCAGGCCAACCACCCGGACGTTCCCGATGTGTTCCTGGTCGTCAAGTCGACGGGCCGGGTCCGCAGAGGAACGGTCCTGGGTCATTACTCCTACTCTGAGTGGGCAGTGGATGACACCCAGGCACCCGAAGTGATGATCTCCGGTGAATGCTTTGCCGGAGGTGCGGAGCAGGTCCTCCAGACCCTCCTCCATGAGGCAGCCCACGGGCTGGCCCATGCACGGAAGATCAAGGACTGCTCCAGGCAGAACCGGTATCACAACAAGCGGTTCAAGGCCCTGGCAGAAGAGGTCGGTCTTGAATGGCCGACCCTGGTGGACGAGCAGTTGGGTCTGTTCAGTGGGTTCCCATACCCGCCGGACACGACCATCGGCTACTCCGCTGTCAGGCTCTCTGACGAGACCATCCTTCAGTACACGACCAGGCTGATTTGGCTCCGCACTCTCAAGGTCTGCAAAGGCCAACGGAGGAACGGAACGATCACACCTGGGCCCAAGCGCATCCTCACCGGATGCGGTTGCCGTGAGATCACGTTCGGCCATGTTCAGTGGGGCGTAGTTGCCCCGCTGGTCTGTGGCCGCTGTGAGGGCCAGTACCGACGGCTCCCCAGGGACGGCGAACAGTGTCCAGACACCCTCTGGTACTTCCACCTGGGTGCCGACGACAGTGTCGAAGACGGCTTCTGGTCGACCGAAGACGGCGACCAGGTGGACTTCTGGGACCACTACCCACCCACCTGGGCGGACAGCAACGACGGGGCCTGAGCCCCACCCCTGAACAGCATGCTCCTGGGTGCGAGCCCCAGGCAGGGACGATTGACAGAACCCTGTCAACACAACGAGGAGGAACCACATGAGCAAGAACACAACAGTGAAGTACGGCCGTCGCACAGCGAAGGGCTGGAAGAACGTCACCGTCGTCAATGACGAGTACCGGGTAAACATGGACGAGAAGCGCAGCGACGAGGTCGACGGTTCTTTCGCTTCTGTCAGCATCCACGCAAGGACCCACAACGGTGACGCTGTCCTCAGCGTCACGGATCACGGCGACGACAAGTACCAGCCGTTCTACACCATCAACATTGGCACCGGCGTTTCGTCCTCGCTGTTCCTCTCCCCGGACCAGGCCGAGACCCTCTTGGGTCTCCTGGAGCGGGCTCTGGACAGCGAGTCGGTTGACGGCCAGCGCATCATTCGCTGACCGGCGACCACCCCCAGACCAGCCCAGGGCTGGCACCCGGATCACGACCGGGCTGGGGACGATTGACAGAACCCTGTCAACCGCAATACCAACGAGGAGGAATACAGACATGAGGATCAACGCAACCGTTCGGT